CCAGCATGGTGCCGGCCACTGAAAATATTTCACCGCTGTAACGACTGTCCACATTGAAGCCTAGGTCCATGAGATTGTCAAAGGTCTCTTGTGCTCGCGTGGCCAGGTCATCTAATTCTCTATCACCGGCTTCGAGATCTCGCACCATGGGCAAGGCCTCGTCAATCTTGTCTATGGCTGCATCTATGCGTGCCAGTTCAGTTCTTGCAGATTCAGGTTCTGCCGTGGGTTCTGCCTCGGGTTCCACAGGTGTGTCCAACCGGTCAAACCCAAAGATTTCTTCTAACTTTTTTGTCATACAGTATTTACCGCTGGGTCCGGCTGTTATCTTTTCTTGCCGCCCTGGTGGTAAATCATGTCTTCGTTGATGACGCGAAATGTCAGACCATTGCGACGAGCCCATTTTGTCGCCGCGTCCCACTTGGCGTAGTTGACTGCTATGGCAGCGCGGTCTCGGGGGCTGGTACTGCTTTCCAAGATGCTTTGGCTGCGTGGTTTGATTTCGATCAGCTCGGCTCTCACTGTGTCGTTGGGGCCGCGATAGGTGACAAAAAAGTCCGGTATGTAGATGCTTTGCTTGCCAGTGAGCGGATTGCGATAGGGTATCTGTATGCTTTCTGACGCCCATTGCAGCACATTGTCATTGCTGTCGAGAAACATCATGAAGGTCAGTTCCCAACTGGATCTGTGCTTGGGCGTGCCGGTGCCTACATACTTGCTGGGGTTCTGTATGTTGTAGCGACCCTGTCGGAAATTATTGGCCATGCTAGGCCCTTACGTTGCGAGCTGTGTAGTAGTTGGGAGTGGTCACGCCCAAAACACCCAGCAAGGTGCTGGGACTGCGCACGCTGTTGAGATAGTAGGCCATGAGTATGTTTACCTGCGGCAGGCTTGATCCGGTCTGTTGGAAAGTCTGCAGCAGACTCATGGCATCGGTGTTGGTGAGATCTGCCACGCGGAACAGGCTGTTGGTGAAATTTTCCGCGGCATCCAGCGTTGAAAACACACTGCGAAAGTAACTCAACACCGCATCGTATTCCTGTGCTGGAATGTTGGCTTCGTAGTTGTAGAACTGATCAAACACCCGTACGGTGCGATCTATGCTGTAGTTGACTGCGTTGACTGTGCTCATACGCCTGATCCTTTGGGTGGTGTGGGAAAGAATATACCACCGCTGCCAAACTGCGATGGTGCCTGGCTTGGTCCCGGAATGCTGCTGACAAATGTCCCGTTGTTGGTGGACACTGCCGCTGATCTCAGTGCACCGGGCAGCACGCCACGTATGGTGTTGTTGGTGGCCTGTGTGAGGTCAGCGTTGACCACGCTGCGCAGGTTGGCATTTTTGAATGTCTGGAATGTGGCCGCGGCCTTTTGCGCGGCACCAATCAGGCCTGCGGGGCCTCCGCTTTGCAAGTCGCTTATGATACCAACTCCAGCGTCCAGGAGTCCACCCTGTCCCAACACAGTCTGCGTTGATCCGGGTCGCGCTAGGGCACTGGGCACGGTATCGTAGTAGGCAGGATTGGCAAATCCCACCACATTGGTGTCGGGTCTCACTGCGCCAATGGCACCGGTGTAGTATTTGACTGTTTCGTACTTGACAGTCATGCGGTTGGTCATGATGCCGTTGCCCTGACTGTAGTCATAGGTGTCGTGTGCCCAGTCGGTTATCAAGGGATTGATCAAGATGTATTCAGCAAACTTGTGCTGATTCATGCCGTATATGCGTATGTCTCGAAAAAACGCTGGCTTGTCCAGTGGACTGGTACCATCGCTAATAGATTCCCCAATGTAACCAAAATCATTTACCGGCAGTGACGGTGTATAGATGTTGCGATCATTGTAGTTGAACCCCACTGGAGTCTGATCCACTTGACCAGCCGAACCATTGGTGCTGGTGAGATTGTCATACTTGTAGCTGGGATCTTTGTAGTAGTACTTGAAGTAGTTGTACCACATGTTGCGTATGAGATCGCTGCCATCATCGTGGAATTCTATCACCACGGGTTGGTAGTCAATCTTGCTCTGCACCAGGCGTTTTCTATTGTATTGATTTAGGGTATCAACTTGCACCTGATAGCTGGGTAGCTGTGCGGTCTTGACCATGAGCCCAATGGTGGCTTGGTCAGGGCTGGGAAATGCAGCAGCCAAGGCCGGAGAGGCCGAGGTATTGATGGTAAACGACACATGGAATAAGAACTTCTGTCGTGGCGTTTGCTCGTACCCATTGGTCAGGAACGTTTTGGAAGCATGGGCATAGTCCTTGAGCCCATCAAATCCAGCAAAGCCTTTTAAGAAGTCCTGACCCCAGGCCATGCTAGATTATCTTGCGGTGGGAGCCGCCGCAACACCGGTGGCTACATCACCCACTGTGCGTCCAATGGTAGCGCCTACACCTTCACCTGCCACTTGGTTGGCATTGTCAAACGTGATGTTCAAGGTAATGGTGGCAGCTTCACTGGTGCCGTAGTTCATTTCATTGTAGTTCACACTCTTGAGATAGCAACCATACAATTCCCAGGTTTCTAGAGCCACTGGAGCACTGGTTCCATTGCCACCGTCCAGCACTTCAAACACTGTCATGAACTTGTAGTCGATACCCGATGCAGCTGATGCCATTTCCATGAAGTCCAGCTGCTTTTGTAGCTGCTCGCCCACCAGCTTGCTGACTGTGCCGCCAGCATCGTCACGCAGGTTGCATGTGGTGTCGGCCCAGTTGTGCTTGCCAGCCAACTTGATGGTGCTGTTGTAGACCGGAACTTTAATTTCTTCAAATTCAACACTGGGTCTGGCAAAGTCAACCACTTGCTTGGTCAACTCTGTTGTGGGTTGTGACACACCAAAGTTTTGGAAAGTAACGCGAAAGCGATACTTGAGTTTGGGCATCAACAGGCCCTGGCTTGGACTGCTTTGGTCACTGGCCAAGGGTACTGTCATTCTGCTTAATGATGAAACTGCCATGTTGTTATCTCCTGTGTCGTGTATTTATAGTATCGTGTTCCACGCGATTATGCAGCGGTCGCTGTGGTGGTGATGCTGGCAGCGATGGCACCAGTGTTCTCAATTCGCAACGGAATATAGACAAACTCCACTGCCTTGACTGGTTCGATAGCGATATCAACATACAGTTCGTTGGCATCAATCGTGGCCGGTGTGTTGTTGGTCAGGTCACATACCACCAGGTAATCGTAAATACCACGTTTGGCCACCAGATTCAACATAAGGCTAGTGATGGCGTTGGTGATGCTGTTGCGAGTGATCTGGTCATTGGGTTCAAACAGATACTGATTACCGATGCTCTGTAGTCTTGCACGCAGGTATGCCACCAGTCGTACCACGTTGATACGATCCATGGCGGTCTGATTGGCAGTTGCAGTCTTGTTACCAAAGTTGGTGATACCAATGCCAGGAACAAACGTGATGGGATTGATGTTGAGTTGGTACAGCACATCGCGCAGTGTCTGGCCAACACCAATGCTGATGAATTGACCAGTTATGGAATCAACATAGCCCAACAGCGCAGCATTGTCAATCACACCGCGCAGGGTACCTGCTGGTGCCAACCAAGGATACGACACTTCGTCGCTGCGTATGATCGTGCGCACCATCATGTGGCTAGGAGCTGTTACCACGGCACTGCCTGACAGGTCATTGGTCTGGCAGCTGGGGTAAAACACACCCAGGTATGTGTCGCTGGATTCCAGTCCATCGCTGGTGGGCAGACCCAGTCCACCATTGTTGTTCTGCCAGTTGGTTAATCCAGTGCCATCTGGTCCTAGGCGCAAGGGAGTGTCGCCCACAACAAATGCAGTGTTCTTGCGATCATTGTTGAGTTCCACCATGTTGGGGATCAGCTCAGGATAAGCTGTACATGCGATCAAGTTGAACTGGCGTTGTTCTTCACGGGCCTGTGTGTTGGCATCAATGCCACCTTTGAGTGCTGCCACTACGATGGCGCGCTGAGCCTGGCGACCCATGTAAGGTGCGCCGTTGGCCTTGTTGCCACTGGCAGTGACCCAGGTGTTGGTCATGATGTCAACCCAGTACATGGTATTGGTTGGATCGTATCCAGTTGCGGGTGGGGTCTCGATACAAACATAGATCACACCATTGTAGTTTACAAACTCGTTGAGCTTGTACCGCATGCTGCCGCTGTAGATGTCCACATTGAACATGGTGGTGTTGAAATAGTCGGCTTCAAACTTCTTGACATTGAATCCGCTGCGACGTGTGTTCCATAACAGGGTACCCTGTGCATACAGCGCAGGATTTGGTGCATCTAGATCTAGGTAGTTGCTGGTCAAGTAGGTGTTGCTGTTGATCGAAGGTATTGGATCAGTTATGGGATTGGTGGTGCCGTTGTAGCTCCAGCGAGCATCCGCAAACAAGATTCCGTTCTCTGTGGTCTGATCGGCGTTGCTGATCTGTACCCACTGGTCAGCGCCTTGCACATTGCTCCAACGATAGAGCATGGGGTAGTTTTCTAGATCAGAAGTATCTACCCACAAGTCACCATAGGCCAATGGGCTAGCCGAAGTATTGGTCTGTGTCATAGGGGCTGTTGTGGAGAACATTGGACCGGTAGCATTGGTGAACTGCAGATCATAACCGCGTACATCATTGCTGACTGTTTGATATCCAACCCAAGAACCGTTGTTTTGGATCATGATGTCGGCTTCTGTGGTGGTGGAATAATACCAGTATGTTCCTGTTGCGGGATCTTGATCAGGGCCCACCTTGCTGGCGCTGTAGGTAAATGTTGGATTTCCTACCCAGTAACTGGCTATCAATGAACCACCAGAACCAGCACGGCAGAATGGTGTAGCTGTGGTGAATCCTGCCGTGGTCAACGGAGTTCCACTGGTATTGTGTAGCACAATGTCGCCACCGGCGCTGTGTGTAAACACTATGGCGCCCAAGCTGTTGACTGTGGCGCTGACGTATGATCCAAACTGCGATTGACCCACTGCGGCGCTGACTGCTGTGATAAAGCTAGAAACTGTGGTACCAGTTAGAGTGACCGTGACAGCTGGTGCCACCATGTCTTGGCCAGGTACCGTGGCTGCGATGGTAAATGTATTGCCCGAAGTAAATGCACCAGGCAAATTGGTGTTCGCAGTCACCACTGTTGCACCAGCAGCATATCTTTCAAAGATTTCAAGACCAAGCGTGGGCAATGTGGCGAACCCAGGGTTGGTTATGGCCACTGTGGTGCCAGGAACGATGTTGTATCCGCCACCACTGGGGTCCAGCGCATAGATCGCCTGTGCATCGCTGGCAAATATCGCGCAGGATTGTTGTACATAGGCACCCAGCGCGGTGTTGTACTTTTGCATGCTGAGATTGGCACCAAGATTCACGTTGTTGGTGCGTTGCCATACCGAACCAGTTGGTTCAGGTACAGTGTCAGTACTTCTCCAGCGAGGAGCCGAGTAGTTGGGAGCAGCCAGGAATGTAGGAACATAGTACACTTCTGGTGTGACACCCAGGTCACTCAGCACAGTACCGGAAACATTTTCTACAAAAACTGCACCAGTTTGTGCAATCACACCACCGCTGACATAAGCGGCAGTAGCTGCACTGGCAAATGATACATTGCCTGTCGTGCAAGCAGTCACAGTATAGGTGCCATTATAAACTGCACCAGTGCTGGTCAATCCTGATACTGTGATAGTAGCACCAATATCAAATGGTGCGAGTGCCTGTGTAGCAAAAGTCAATGTGGCAGTGGTTCCAGTACCGCTTGCGCCTGTTACTGCTATGTCGGCACCAAGAGAACTGTTGTTGGCATAAATCTGTAGTTTGCCGTCTACATAACCCGAGTACACTCCGGTAATCGCAGCACTGTTGATGGCATTGCTGACTCCAGCCACTGTGTTGTTGGGGCTGGCAGGAACTTGTATGGTAGCGTTATTGACTCTGAAGGTATTTCCAGCCGACAATGTTGTTGGCGACAGCGTTCCTTGCACTGTGGGCCAAGCTGTTTGCCAATCGGCACTGCCAACCAACTGCCAGGTGTTGTACAGTGCTGACAGGTATGCTGAAGATGTTTGGCCGGCAGTTGGGCCGCCGCGCTTGAAATAACCAGGATTGTTTACGTTGGTGGCTGTGATGGCATAATCGCCAATTGATCCCAGGCTTTGAGCCGGCACTGTGGTGCTGGGCTCTAGCTGTGTGCTGTCGGTGATGACCATGGGGGTCTGGTTAGTGAACGCACCAGTTGTGATGTTCCACTGGAAGATACCCCACTGGCTGCTGGCTGTGTTCAGCCAATAGGTGCCATTGGGTGGTGTGCCCACTGGGCGTGTTAGGCTGGCTGTAAGTGCTGCCAAGTCCACGTCAACACGCTGTACATAAGCACGATTAGTAATGCCCAGGGCGCTGTAAGCAGCCAACAAGCCATATTCGTTGAGCTCGTAACCATTGATGGGAGTCCCAGCTGTGGTCTTGTAAAAGAAAGGTACGCCAAACGTGGTGGACAAATCGCGCTGGCTTGTGATTAAATAGACTTGGTTGGCATTGGCTTTTAATGTACCAGCAGCAACACCTGTCCCGGTTCCGGAAACTTTGTTCTGTGCAGTAGCGATCAAAAAGTAGGGTATCGAGTTAGTGGCAGATGGAACATACTGACTTTGATCGATTACTGTTACTTGTACGCCTGGCGATAGTAGTGACATAGGATTATCCTTTTTCTAGTACAGATATTTAGCGGAAAAGGTTAAAACTGGGTGCCTACCCTGACCTTTGCCAAAGGTTTTCCGCTAAATATCAGCATGAGCCGCCCTATTTGTCCCACTTGCAAGCAAAGAATGTGTGCTGTGAACTATCACCGTGACGGTGTTGTACACTATAGAAGCAGATGTGGGTATTGCGCGGCAAGGGGAAGGAAAATACAACCACCGGCGCCTAGATGGCAGACTGCTGGGTATGTCAAAAAACAGGCCTGCGACCGTTGTGGATTTAGATCACAGTATGCCAGTCAGTTGCTAGTGTATCATCAGGATGGCAATCTACACAACACCAGCTTGAGGAATTTAGTAACTGTATGTTTGAACTGCGTAGAAGCCATCAAGCGTATGAGTCATCCATGGGCGCCCGGAGACCTGGAACCTGATCTCTAACCTGCAGGTAAAGATTATCGAGCCCATCAGCATTGTTGTTGATCACGATATCAAACTTGGTACCGGCCCAGGCTGTTTCGCTAGCATGTATACCATAATGGGCTAGATTGGCCTGTGCTGTGGTGTCACCTTGATTGGCCAGGACTGCTGTTTCATACCATTCTGGGTCGGACCCACGCACCACACGTATCACAGTGCCACCAACATTCCTAAGAGCTTGGATCTCGTTGGGGAATCTGCAGTCTGAAATCACTATGTCATCAGTGGTCTTTAGAAGTTTGTTTTCCAAGCTGGCGATCCAAACATCATCATGAAAACTTTTACGCACCACTTCGGTGCCCCAGTGTTGCAGTACCCACCGTGGGGTTAGATGTGGCATGTTTAATCGTTCACTCCACCAGGGATCCACTTGCTCACGCCAGGCGCGGCTTTGCCGTGTACGTCCTTCTAGCAGGTCTCGATCCCAACCAAACACCGAACCAACTGCATCTTTAAGAGTAGCGGCAAAACTTTCCCTACGGAATCCGTAAATGTTCTGTAGATAGTCAGCGATGGTGTCTTTACCTGATCCAATCAGGCCGCAAATTCCAATAATCATGCTAGTTTCTCAATGTTAAAGTGCCGCAAGGTCTGCTGTAGCAGATCAATCTGTCTGCGGCAATCCTCCAGTGCGTGATGTGTAGTGGGTGGTTTGGGAAGGTCTGGCCACAAACCAAATACGGTCCTGCTGTCTCGGACCGAATAATACTGCCAGGGCAAGGGACGGTTGTAGCTCTTGTAAGCATGCTCAAGTATGTTCATGTCGTAGGTGGGGCCTTGGGCCCAGACTCGTCGAGCTTTCCAGATCAGTTTACCAAGTTGATCTAGTGCGTCGCACAAATCGATACGACCATCCTCACCAAAAGCCTCATCACGAGCAGCAGCAGGTTGAGTCGCCCACCAGTCGATGGTACCTTGCTGTATGCTGCGGTCGGGTTGACTCTCTAGTGTGATGCGTGCGTAGAATTGTTGGTCATAGTAACCATGACCCAAGGGATCAAATGCCTGAGCGGCTATGGTCAATATAGTAGTGTCGGGACCAGTACCTAGCCCCTCGATATCAATCATCAAGTCCATGCTGCAATTATAACAGCATTATCACGGACAATCTACTGTAGGTTAGCCGATCACGATGCCCAGGGGCTGGCTGCCGTCCACATAGCGTTTGAGATCGTCGATCAATCCGGCCATGGCTTCTTTGGCTTCAGCCTTCATGGCAGTACCGTTTAGGCTGGTGCCGCCCTG